TTGCTTGACGTATCATATCAAATTGTAAAATCTACAGACTAGCATCCCTTGTCTAGCAATTATGCTAGTAGATAGATTTGGAAATGCTTTTCAAAATTTAAGTGAACAAGAACAGGACACAGGAGAAAAATGGATTGACGGTAAGATAATCTACAGAAAAACAATAAACACGGGTGAGCTGACACAGGGCCGGCAAAAGCAAATCGAACATGGAATAACTAATATTGGTAGTTATCGAGCTATTGATTCTAGTAACTCATATGGTGTAGATAGTGGAGTTTATTTCCATTTACCTAAACCGGATACAGACCCTAATGGTGTTGTATCAATGTATATTACATCTCGTTATGTCGGTTTGACTTGTGCTTCCGCCGCCAAAGCTCAAAGTTCATTTGTGACACTTAGATATACAAAAACGTAAAAGTGCAGAATTAGAGATATGCAATCTCTATGATTAAAAACTTTACAATTTCAAACGGGGGGGGGCAAGCAAAAACTAATCTGCTTGTACTCTCCAAAGAAAGAAGGTGGACAACTAGATAGTGTCCACGTGAGAATATGCTAGTCGATAGATATGGTAATACGTTCCAATCATTGACCAATGTTGAAAAAAAGACGGGCGAAACATTCATTGATGGAAAACCAATTTATATAAAAACACTTCGCTTTGATGAACGAGGATCATCTTTAAATAGTTGGCATAAATTGTCCGATTTAGGTTTATCAAATGTGAATGATATATGGATTGATGAATCGAATTCTTTCGTTCATGTTGAAACATCATCTTATAGTGGATTTCAAAGTGTAAATACTTATACTGCTTCAAACGACTATAAGAGAGCAATGATTTCTGTTGCGGATGGTCTAAATTTAAATTCGCAAGATGGGAATGATATTAATATGGCATGGATTATTACAATTAAATACACAAAAACTACCGATTAGACACTATCTAGTGAATTTATGTTCACTGACAGATATGGAAATGAATTACAAACTACAAAGGGAAGTAAACAAATTACTTTAGGAACGGACAAAGTAACTCTTTCATGGTATAGACAAGGAAATGTAGTAACTTACTCATTAGAAGGAACTTTATCTTCTTCAAGTGGAAGTAGATACGCATTTAGCGATTTCTTGCCATTTAATCATCCGAGAGTATCAAGTGTTATATCTTCATTTGTTGCTCAAACGGATTTGAAAACCTATGGCGATATTTTAGTGGATGGAAAAGAAATAATACTACATCTACCATCATATGCTGCTGCTTTAACTATCCGTTCTACATTTACCGTTGTAGTAGCAGATTAGTTGCGACTTTATGCAACTAGTTGATCGATACGGAAACAATAAAAATAGTATTTTGGTGGTTACAGGGAATGTTGTTAAATACGTAAATAATAGCTATTCAGTAACAATGCATACTTTAGATCAAATAAAAGATATGTTTAAAAATAAGTATGGAGTTACACCTAGCTCGAATTACGCTCCTGATTATTTTGCGGAATACGGAAACGCAAACATGCAAGCTATGGGAACTCATGTAGATGGATCAATGTATTCTAATTCATCGGGATACTTAGCAACATTCAAAGATCCTGTAACAGGAGATATACATATTACATATATGTATGTTTACGATACTTCAAAAGGTGTTGAATAAGGAGGATTTTATGGAACAAATCGTTGAAACAATTATGCCTGCGGTTTTGCAGTTGGCAGGAACCGTGCTTATGTGCGTGGCTGGTGTCGTAGGATATCAGATCAAGAAAGAGTATAACAAATATGTGGATAATCAAACCAAGTACGATATTGTGAACAGTACTGTAGAATATGTCGAACAGGTCTACAAAGATATCCACGGAGAAGAGAAGCTGCAGAAAGCTTTGGACAGAGCATCGGAGTTACTCACAGATGCAGGAATCACTGTAACGACAACCGAATTAGAAACTTTAATTGAAGCCGCTGTTAATGGATTTAACGGTGTCTTTAATGCATCTGTAGAGGAATAAGATGGAAGACTTATTTACTCAGGTTGTAGTAGCCATAGTAACCGCCATGTGCGGTTACATCGTTTGGCTGCTAAAGGACATTAGAAAGCAAGCCAAAGTGCGAGATGAGCGTGAAGAAATTGAAAAGCAGGCCAATCGAAAAGGAACTCGATGCCTTTTAAGGCAGCAGATCATCGACTACCATGACCGCTATATTGAACGTGGAGAAATCACACCACATGGCTATGAAAATCTCATCGAGATGGCTGAAGCGTACGAAGCACTTGGCGGAAATGGAAAAGTGAAGAAGATGGCGCTTGAACTAAAAGAGCTGCCAATTCGAGAATAGGAGGAAAAGTCATGAAAGAAATAGAAGTTGTAACTGGTGTTACGGAATATCCTGAATTAACTCCGGAAATGGAAGAAGAACTTTCTAACGGAAAAGGAGATGACGAAGATGCATAGTCCTTTAACAAATAAAATCATGTTAGCTAGTCCATACAACTATTCAGTTGGACGTAGTGGATATAAGGTATGCAAAATTACACCGCATCACATGGCCGGAGTACTTACTGCTGAGCAGTGTGCAGCAACATTCCAAAATCCAAATCGTGGTGCTAGTGCCAATTATTGCATCGGATATGATGGGACGATTGTATGTAACGTAGATGAAGTAAACCGAGCATGGACGTCATCTAATGGTGTAAACGATTGTCAAGCTATAACGATTGAAGTTTCCAACAGCCAAGCCGGCGGTAATTGGCCAATTTCAGAAGCAAGTTGGAACAGTTTAGTCAATCTGTGTGTTGATATCTGTCAACGTTATGGATTTAGACTGACTTTTGACGGTACTCCCAATGGATCTCTAACGATGCATAAGATGTTCTCTGCAACATCTTGTCCGGGTCCTTACTTAGAAAGCCGAATGCCTGAATTGGCGGCTACAGTCAATGCTAGATTGGATGGCGGAAGTGCTCCAAGTCCTACTCCTACACCTACACCAAGTACAGAAAAGTATGGTGTTGGAACGCAGTGCTGCACGAATACTTTAGCTACATCAAGCACAGGTGGCAAAGTCTATAAAGGTGACTGGGAAGGTACTATTACTAAAGTGGTATCCGGTGCTCCTTATCCTTATTTATTAAATAACGGTACAGGTTGGACAAATGATACCGGTATTGATACTGATCCTCATGTTCCGGGACAAACCGCAGCAGACCAAATCTTGACTGTTGGCTCTGTAGTAACATCAGTGGCTATGTCTTTATTAGCTAACGGTGGTACTCGTACTATTAACGGTGATGAGTGTGTAAACGTACCGGCATTAGGTGAATGGTTCCCAACTAAGTTCCTTAGCGAGTACGATGCATCCGATGGGGCAAAAGATAACTACTTAGCTAATGACAAGGCCAAAGTCTATGTAGATCAATGCACAGTGGAGGCTATCAACATACCTTATAATTTGGCACAGATTCACGGTATTTGGGTATCTGCCACACCATTAACGGAGCTTGTCAACGGTAAGTGATAACCGAAAGACGAACCGATGATAATCTAGGGGATTGGTACTATAATGCCAACCCCTATTATCAAAGGGGATATGGACTGCCGAACTGTACTTGCTACGCATGGGGTAGATTGTCAGAGATTTGTAACGCTCCTGTTACATTCTACGGAGGCAATGCGATCATGTGGGCGAGCCGTCGTGAAATGAAACAGATACCATCTCCAAAGATTGGAAGCTGTATCATTTATTCAGGCGGTATTACTGATTCATTAGGACGTTTGTGTGGCCATATCGGTGTTATTGAACATTTATACGATGATGGTTCAATTGACGTTTCCATGAGTTCATTTGGCGGTTATATGTGGAGATTATACAGGCTAAGTCCTAATGATAATTACCACATTCCCGATTCCTACGGATTAACATTCGTAGGATTTTTTATGTATGATGGTGTGCAGGCAATCTATGATCAGGAAGCACGTATCCAACAGGAAAGAAAAGAAGCAGCTTATAATCAACTGCAAAAGTCCGTGGAGCTTAGATCCATACAACCTGTTGATGATTTACTTACACCTTATTATTATATAGAAAGCGAAAAGGTATATCTAAACAGTATCGATGCGCTGCCAATGGTGGTATGTATTGGTCTGTTGCTTTTGAAAAAGCTGCTTAATTTTTGTTAGTTGAATTATAAAACTATTTTTGTTAGCTGTGTTGGGAGGGCTTAGGCTCTCCCGTTTTTTTTGTGCTATAATCCTATTTGAAAGGTAGGATAAATAATGAAAAATAAATATTTTGTAGATCGAATGACCTACACATTACACGATAGTCCAATCGAAGGGCAAAAAGAATACTGGGAAGAAGATATTAACCCAATTGTCATACGTACAAATGATATTGCCGAAGCTAAGCGTATATATCGAGAAGAAGTACAATCATGTAAAGATAAATATGCAGAAGTTATTTTATTTAAATCTTCTAGCGATGAAGATGAAATCATAGATAAATTCAGCACATTAGATAATGACATTTTTATAAGGATATAAGGACCATGATTAGGTTCTTTTTTTGTATATTAGCAATGGACTAACCATGAATGGGAGTTTGGAAGCAAGTTGGGCTTTATTGCAGGTTTAGGCTTTAAAATCAAGGTGAGTTATTAGAAAGGAGGAAAGGTTTGAAAGAGTTATTACCCATCGGAACGGTTGTTACGTTACATCAGGGAACAAAAAAGCTCATGATCATAGGACGCATCCAAAGAGAAAAAACAACCGGAAAAATCTATGATTATGCGGCTTGTCTCTGGCCGGAAGGCAGTATTGATACTCAGCATTTTTATTTATTCAATACGGAAGATGTACATATTTTATATCATATTGGTTTACAAAGCGTTGAAGAATTTCGCTTTCGAAGCATATTGGATGAACAAATAAAAAAATTAGAGGAAGATCAATGATCTTCCTCTGCCAGTTCTGGGTGATTGATCAGATATTCCGGATTGCTGGTGCGCAAGGCATCAAAAATATCTTGATCATGGATTTCTAAATTGTGCTTTTTCATATAGTAAACATTACATTCCTTGGCAATATCACTGCTGGCTTTTGATACAAGAGCTTCCTGTATTTTTGCCCGGTTTTCATCGTAATCATTGCTTGTAAGGATCGCAACATAATAGGCACCGCTGGAATCGTTATCATCGCTCATAACTTCATCGATCACACCGGTTTCCTTGGCGGAATATAAAGTATTGATGACATAAGTTGGAATGGAATCTTTTAAAAGGGTAGAAACTACGATCTCTTCATTTCCGTAAGTGGCACTTTCACTGGCGTATTGATCAAATACTGTTTGTGCATCTGTTCCATCCTTGAGTGCCTGTAAAGCGTTATTGGCATCATCCTTATTGTCACACATCAAAATCTTGGCGATGCTTGGCTTGTATTCTTTTTTAATGGCTTTGGCATTGTCTTTAAAATACTTATCCAATAGTTTTTCCTGCTGGATCGTTGGGATGATGACTTTTTCAATATAGTCATCTTTATCCTTATAGCCGGCATCGATCAAGCTTTGTTCAAATTCTTTGCTTCCGGATGTATTTGTTTCATACTGCTCTTCTGCCTGTTTTTTAATATCATCTCCACGGCCGATTTCTTCATCCATGATTGCCTGTTCAATCAAAGTGACCGCCATGGTGGAACCATTTGATTTTTTGATCAGTTCATATTCTGTCCCACGTGTAACCGATACATCACCGACCTGGAATAGTACATCACCGGCATTGCTGATCTGAGCCGTTGCACCGGAGCAGGCTGTCAACATCAACAAAGAACAGCCGGCAAATACAGCCGCTTTTTTTAAATTACTCTTCATTGCTGCTTCCTCCTGTCTGATCGTTGATATAGTCTTCAATGCGTTTTTGTACATCTTCATCTTTGAACTCGATATCCAGATCTTTTGCGTTTTCCTCTACGATCTTAACACTTAATCCCTGGTTGGCTGTTAAGAAAGCCGATAAGATGTTATTGGAAACAGTCTCGTTTTTAGAATCCCAGATGTTTTGAATATCCGTTTCATCTACATGTACCTTATATAAATATTTCAGCCCAGAGCTTGAATCTGTGACTTCGATCCAGTCACTTGTCTGATCTTTTTCCAGATTTAAAGCAGCCTGAATGACTTGTGCATTCAATGTGCTGTATTGGCTGTTGACAGAATTTGCATCGACATAGCCATAAAAGCCATCATCCGAAGCCGTAGCTGTGTCTTCTGAATAAGCGGTTGCCGCATCCGCAAAAGAGCCGCTGGATAAAGCTGAGTCGATATTGTCTTTTTTCTTTTGTTCATCTTCGGTCAAGGCTGTCGGATCCTGTACCTGCATCGAGATGATCGAAATCGTTCGTGGCTTTTTCTCCTGCAGGGCCGGTGTCACTTCATCGAAATGATCTTCAATGTAATCGCGCTGCATCTTGGCTTCCTTTACGGTCATCAAACAATAATCATATAGCTGATCTATACCATTATAGCCAAAAGAAGCCAGTTCAGTTTCAATCTGTGATTCGCTATTTTGAGAAGAGCTAGAAGAAGCGTTTTGTTCGATCGTTTTTTCCAGATCTTTTGCCTTTTCATCTAAATCATCTGTGGTTTTTACACTTTGATCCACTACCTGGTTATGATACAAGTTATAAAGCAGCGCTGTATCAAATGGAGCCGACTGATCATAGATGTCATTGGCGGTGATATCTTTTTTATCGATACTGGCAACGACCTGGTTGCCATCACTATCGGATTTTGCACTGACATTGTACTTATTTTCGTCATATATAAAATAGGAAACAAAAGCAATGATGATCACTGCAATCACAACTACAAACCAGTTGTTTCTAAGGAATTCAGACATTGTAATCCTCCTTTAAAAATCTTTCTCAATTATAGCCAATATCGATTGAAAAAGCAATGAATCTTCATAATCGTCTGAATTGAGATTTATAACCTTTTTTGTTACTATAGTACCGGAAAAGAGGAATAGATATGACAGAACTCGTTATTAAAGACTTACATGTATCTGTAGAAGATAAAGAAATATTAAAAGGACTGAATCTGACGATTCGCTCCGGGGAGCGTCATGCTCTGATGGGACCAAACGGAAATGGTAAAAGTACACTGTTGGCTGCCATTATGGGAAATCCAAAATATACCGTTACACAGGGTTCTATTGAACTTGATGGGCAGGATGTTTTGGCGATGGAAGTGGATGAAAGAAGCAAAGCCGGTTTGTTTTTAGGAATGCAGTATCCCAGTGAAATCAGCGGTGTGACCAATTCAGATTTCCTGCGCTCCTGTATCAATGCTCGCCAGGAAAAGCCAATCAGTTTATTTAAGTTCATCAAGGAAATGGATAAAGCCATTCAGCAGCTGGAAATGAAACCGGATCTGGCACATCGTTTCTTAAACGATGGTTTTTCCGGTGGGGAAAAGAAACGAAATGAAATCGTACAGATGATGATGTTAAAGCCGTCCATTGCCATGCTGGATGAAATCGATTCCGGTTTGGATGTGGATGCGTTAAAGATCGTAAGCGAAGCCATCAATCAATGCCAGAAAGAAACAGATATGGGGCTTTTGGTCGTATCTCACTATGCTCGCTTTTACGAATATCTGCATCCGACTCATGCGCATGTCTTAGTCGATGGACAAATCGTTGTATCGGGTGATCAAGAGCTGATTGATAAGATTGACAAAGAAGGATATGAATGGCTGGAAACCGAATACCATGTATCCGCCAGAAAGGAAGAAACAAAAAAACGACCTACCAGTATCGGACTTTGCGGAGCTAAAAGAGGATAATTATGGAAAAGGTTTACGAAAAGGAATTTAACGAAACGATTTATTTTGATCAGGATGAAAAGGCCACGATCACGATTCAGAAAACCGGTTCGTTACTAATGGTCCTTCGCAAAGGAATTTCCAGTTTAAAGCTGCATCTAAAGCTGGAAGCCGACAGTCAATCTAAGATCCTTTTATATAATCAGAGTGCCTCGACACTTTCTGTTGATCTGGAAGTAGAGGTCAAAAAAGATGCCAAGAGTGAAATTGGCTTTCTGGATATGGAAGAAAGTGACGTAACATTTAAACAAAAGGCGTTTTTAAAAGAATCTGGCGCCGATATTAAGTTGATGAGTGCTCAATTGGGACAGGTGGACACTACAAAATTAAACGATATTGAAATTCTTCATGAAGTGTCACATACATTTGGTTATATGGAAAATTTCTCTGTACTTTTCGATCGTGCGCATTATG